CTTGCCCGCGCGCAGCAGCGCCGCACCGGCGCCTTGCAGCTCACGGCAGGCGGCATAGAACACCGCGCGGTCGCCGTCCGCGCCGCGCATGAGCCGTTCCAGCTCGCGGACGGGGAGCGCCTCGACCGTCACCGTCCCCAGCGTACCGGCCTCGACCGTCCCGCGTGCGCGGGCGTTGTCCGCCCGCGCCGCGAGAACGTCCCCAAGCGTCATCATTCGCCGACGCCGATGGCGTCAAGGCTCTTGAGTTCGCTCGGACGGAAGGTGAACGGCAGGCTCTGGCCGTTGACCTCGCCGATCTTGTAGTTGATGAACGGCAGCTCCGTGAACGCCACGCCCGCAATGGCGTAGCGCTCCTCCTGCCCGTCCACGCTGTCCGGGTCCTTGAGCGCGGTCGTGATGGTGCAGCGCTTGTCCACGCCGCGACGCGCTTCGTCGAGGACCTCGTAAAAGCGGGTGTAGACCTGCTTGAGCTTCATCGTACCCTCGCCGGAATAGCCGGTGATCTTGCTGTCCACATCCATGCCGAGCTGCACGCGCTCGCGCTGCAGCTTGACCTTGACCGTGATGCTCTCCAGCTCTGCGATCAGCGCGCCGTCCACCCAGACGGACGCGAACGAGCCGGAAAGCGTGCGGTTTGCCTGTAACTGTGCCATATTTTTACCCTCCTTTTACATCGCGATCCTGAGCGTCAGATCCTCCATCGCGTCACAGAATGTCAGGGAAGCCTCCAAAAAGACCTCGCTGCCGGTGTTCGCGCGGAGAATTTCTGCGTCGGACATCTCGCCCGTGTCCGTGCCGTGGCTCTCGAGCCAGCCGCGTTGGCCGGACAGGGACACACGGCACGCGTTGTCCGCCGTCTTGTCCAGCACATCGCCCTCGAGCGCCTTGAAATAGGCGTTGATGGCCGTCACGAGCAGCAGCTTGTTGTCGTAATCGTTCAGCACGCTGCCGATGTAGCCCTCGCGGAAGGTGCGCGTGATGTCCGCGCGGATGAGGTCCACGCCGTCCACGATCTTGATCTTTCGGAACGCCGCGCCGTGCGCGGTCGTGACCGTGGTCAGCGAGTTGACCGCGCGGCCGAGGCAGTAGCCCTCGCCGTTCGGCACGAGGATGAGCTTGCCCGCGTCGATGGCGGCGTCCGCGTCGCTCTGCGCGCCGCAGGAGACGACCTCGCTCAGCTTGGCATAGGTCGCCGAGCGCGTGAGCGGCGTCGCCGCCAGCAGACCCGCAATGCGCGCGGCGTAGTTGTCCGCCGTCACCGCGCCGTCGGTGAGTACGATGTCCTCCGCGCACAGATTGATGATGCCCTCATCGTCGGGCGCCGTCGCGTTCGCCACGACCGCCTTCACGCCGCGGCCCTTGGCGCGCTCGGCCTTGATGTAGCTGATGACTTTCGCCTGCGTCAGCCCCGGCGCGGCAAGGTAGTCAAAGTCCAGCGTGTCGAGCGCGGTAAAGGTGTCTGCCTCATCGCTGCCGACGCGCAGCACCGCCACCTTGCTCGGCGCGGCCAGAAAGCACAGCGAGAGCACGCGGTAGTTCTCCTTCGTGAACTTGCTCTCGTCCACCTCGCTCAGACTGCGGTACACGGCGCTCGCCGCGCCGCCCTTGGTCGCGTCCGTGACAGCCAGCGCCACGACCCCGCGGCTCGAGCGCTTGACGGCGCTCACCGCCGCCGTTTCAAAGGAAATGTAAATTTCCGGTAAACCCATTTCGGTTTCTCCTCCTGTTATCAAATCAGTTGCTTTCGTTCCAATGCAGCACCTGCATCGTTTCGCCGCCCGCGCCGCCGCCGTCCGCCTTGGGCGGCACGCTTCGCGTCAGCGAGAGCGTAAAGCGCAGCTCGTCGCCCTCTGTCTCCAGGCCCTGCGGGGACAGCACGCGCCGCACCTTGCCGCCGTCCGGCACGCCGGAGGGCAGCGCCATCGGAATGCCCCGCAGCAGCACGGGGACCAGCGCCGCGAGCCGTCCGTTTTTGTCCGACCGCTCGCGGTCGCCCGCACACCTTATGCTCACGCGGTAGCGATGCTCGGCCTGCGCCCCGCCCGCGCACAGCACCGCGCCGTCCTCCCGCGCGTCCACCGTGATGAGCGGGTACTCGCCCGTGTGCCTTGCGGGGGCGCACACGGCGTGAATGCCGCTCTCCCGCTCCAGATAGGCGCGCACGCCCTCTTTGATGTCGTTCAATTTCTCACCTCCGACTCATGTGAGTCTTGTCCGCCGCCTCCCAGCGGCGTTCCCCCCTTGCAGGGGTGATTCTCTTTGCGAAAGAGAACCACCCCCCGCACCCCCAAGAGAACGCAAGGGGCGGGTCGCCCCTTGACTCTCGTACCTTTCTCCTCGAATCACCCCTCAGGAACACACGTCCGTGCAACGGCGCGGCAAAGCCGCGTTTCCATCGGCTTTCGACTTGGTCTGCGCCTATATCCGCTCAGCCGCTGGTGCAGTGCGGTTTCGTTCCCCTCTGCAACCTGTCTCCGCTCTGCCGCTCCTGCACATCTGGTACGAAAACTCATGTGAGTTCTGTCCGCCGCCTCCCAGCGGCGTTACGAAGCGTCCCCGCTCCGCGAGCACCGCTTTTGACCGCGCAAAAGCGGTGGGAAAACGCGCACGGGCTTTGCCCGTGACCCATTCATTGTCCGCCCCTGCCACACTGATGCTGCCCGCGCTGTGCAAAGAACTGCCTGCCGGTTTTTTGCGGCTTTCGATCTGGTGTGCTCCTTGCCGCCGCTGCCGCTCTGCGGCGGGGTTTCGGACAAAACTCACATGAGTTTTCGTACCAGATACGCAGCAGCGGCTGAGCGGAACAAGAAGCACACCAAGTCGTCAGAAGCTCCTGCACCCCCGTACTGTTCCCAAAAAGTTGGCTTCCCTCGGCAGTCCGGGGGTCAAGGGGCTTGCCCCTTGTGTTTCTCTGGGGGTCGCGCAGGGGGTGGTCTCTTTCAAAAGAGACCATCCCTTGCGAACCGTCAGAGGGCGTCAGCCCTCTTTGTGAGCCGTGCCGCCCTCGGCACTCCCCTGTGAAGCAGGTACGGATACCTCCGTAACCTCCACCACCGTCACGCAGTGGCTCGGATAGCGTACGCTGTCGCTGGCGCGGGCGTGGTACACACGCCCGCTTTTGTCCGACACCGTCACGCGGTCGCCCAGCCGCAGCCAGATCTCCGGCATCGTGTAGAGCGAGAGCGCGTAGCGGCTCTCGCACAGCGCCGCGCCCTCCGCACCGACCGACGGCGCACTCGTGAGTGCGCTGCGGCTGAGCGCGCAGGGAATATCGGCATAGACCGCCCGCTCCGTCCAGTCGGACAACGGACGAAATACGCAGGCCGTGCGGTCGAAGGTGCGCCGCAGCGCCCTTGTCATCCTCGCGTCGCGCATTTTCAGCCCTCTCGAAGCGTTCCGAGCCTGCACCACGGCGCAAGCAGCACGCTTTCGGCGTTTTTCCCGTCCAAATAGGTCACGGATGTGTCGCCGCGCGTGATGCTTTTCACGTCGGACTCACGTGAGACCAGTCCGACCAGCACCGCCGCGACCGCCTGCTCCATCTCCTCCGGAATGTCCGACCGGTTGCAATGCGCCAGCGCGCGCTCGCAGGCGATCTCCGCGAGCAGCGCGCCCGCCTCGCCGAGCGGCTCGCCCGCGAGCGCCTCCGCCTTCGTCAAAATAGCGTCCCGCTGCGAGAGCGTCACGCCGCCCATTTAGTTGCCTCCCGCGGCCTGCGCGGGTTCAACGATCGCGCCCAGGGAAACGACGCTCTTCGTCGGCACGAACAGGTCGTAGAGATAGCGCGCCTGAATGGCGGTGCCGTCGAAGAACTGGTTCTCCTCGGGGCCGAACTGCTTGATGGAGTCGAGCTTGCTCACCGCCAGCGGCGCGGAGCAGTGGGCGAGCAGCACATTGATGTCCTGTGCGCCGGTCGCGGACACGATGCCGCCGCTGTTGCCGCTGCCGGTCTGCACCGTGACGGCAGTTTTCATGCGGCTCTGCGGCACGAAGATGCACGGCAGGTCGTCGAGCAGCATCACATTGTCGTAGGTCACGCCGTTGATGCTCACGCCCGCGCCGAATGTAATGCTGTGGTAGGTGCCGGTCGCCGCGGCGAGGAACGCGCTCTTATTCTTGTGGGAAACGAGCGCCACATAGCCGTCCATGACCTCCGCGTCGTCGCGCACGGTCTGCAAAAGGCCGCAGACCTTCTCGATGATGTTGCTCTTGGTGAGCGCCGCGGACATGATGTGCGTTCCCTTGTGGGCGGTGTCGGCGTTCGCCAGCGCATAGAGCTTCTGGATGCGGTAAGTGTCCTGCTCCTTCACGAGCGCGTTTCGCGCGAACTCGCGGATCACATTCTCCGCGGTGGCGAGGAAATTGGTGTCGTTGGGACTGGTGCGGTCGAGCGCGAACTTCACGCCGCGGTCCATCGCCAGGGTGTAGGTCGTCCAGTCGTTCGAGACCGTGCCGCTGGGGTAGGCGCTGCCGTCGCTCTTGGTGGCGTCGTAGTTGCCCAGCCCGCTCGTCGAGAGCGTGGAGATCTCCAAATCGCGGCCGCCGGTGAAGCGCACCTTGCCCGCCTCCGGGATCATCCAAGCGGTCGCGGACGCGGCCACCAGCTCCTCGTCAACGAACTGCTGGTATGCCTTTGCGTAATCAAATGCCATTATATTACCTCCGGTAATCAAATTTCACCCTCTTTGGGGTGTCAGAGCCGCGCCGCCTGAAAGGGATCGCAAAAGGAAGAAAGAGAAAAAAGGAGGACCCTTTCCCGCTGAGCATTGACGGCAGCGGCGCGGCTCATATTTTCAGCATAGCCCGCTTTTCCGCCCATTTCCCTTGTCGCCGTTCCCAAGTCAACGACACGCCCCCTCGCGGCACCGGCGCGCCGCTGTTTTCGCCGCACCCCGCGGCAGAGCAAAGGGGGACCATTCTCAGCGGAAGAATGGCCCCCCTTATACCCCCCAAGACCGCAAGGGCTGCGCCCTTGACCTGCCATTGCCCGCCCCTGCGGGGACGATGCTGCCCACGCTGCGCAAAGAACTGCCCTCCAAGCCGGTCGCGGCTTTCGACTTGGTGTGCTCCTTGCCGCCGCTGCCGCTCTGCGGTGCGGTTTCGGACAAAACTCACGTGAGTTTCCGTACCAAATGCGCAGCAGCGGCCAAGCGGAGCAAGGAGCACACCAAATCGTCAGAAGTCCATGCACCCCCATACCGTTCCCGAAAAGTCAGTTTTTCCCCGGCAGTTCGGGGGTCAAGGGGCTTGCCCCTTGTTGTCTCTTGGGGTTCCAAAGGGGATATTCTCTTCAACTAAGAGAATATCCCCTTTGCTTTGCCGTGCCGCCCTCGGCACTCCCCGCGCGGCTCCGCGCAAAGCAGGTTCTCTTCAACTAAGAGAATACCCCCTTTGATATTACGCTGCCCCTCGCGGCGGCAAAACGAAAGGAGATCGCCATTATGTCAACCAACATCCAGCTTCTCAGCGCCATTCGCCCCTCGGACATTCCCGCGGAGTACGCCGACCTCGTCGATGTCCTCGGGCTCGACGGCTTTCTCACCCTCGTGGACCTGTGCGGCGGACAGAGCCTGTACATTCCCAAGGGGGAGACGCTGCGCCGCGACGGGCGCGACCGCGAGATCCGCGCCCGCTTCAACGGCGGCAACTACCGCGCGCTCGCCTCGCAGTTCCGCCTTTCCGAGCGCCAGATCCGCAAGATCGTCAACGGCACGCGCGTATGA